TGGTTTGACGTGCTGTCAGATGACACAGATGCGCCAGTGTTGTAATCTTGAACCTCATCAGATGAAGTCGCAGACACAATATTGACGTTGATTGAACCATCTGCATTAACTGCCAAGAACTCCGTTCCGTCACCTACTTTTACGGAATCAGAAACGTGAGTTAAATCACGAATATCGAGGTCTGTTGCAGTCACAGTGACTGTTCCAGAAATCCCGACAGTTCCATCCACGGTGATGGAGTTACCACCATCTTGGATGTTTACAGCGGCTGCACCAGCGGCATTATTTACGGTGACATCACCGATATCAACACCGTCATTTGAACCAAGAACCCAAGTCCCTGATTGCGTTGCGGCCACAGTACCATCAACTGTGATAGTGTTTCCACCATCATTAATAGAAATCTCTCCGTCATGCTTGACCCATAAAGCGCCATTTGCATTTACGTAGAGTTTTGACCAGTCACCCTCAACCGGAGTAATGCCACCTAAGGCATCGTCTCTCTCAGCAAGAATTGCTGGACCACTCGCAGCAGCCGGAGCGGCAACATCTTCCGTATACTCTGTCAAAGATGACGGATTTGAAATGATTATCTTCCCATCCGCATCGACTAGAGGAACGTAAGCTGTTCCTGTCCCGTCTTTTGCTGTGTTCGCCCACACCTGAACTGAATCTTGTGTGTGCGCTAAATCTCTAATGTCAAGGTCAGTCGCTGTAACAACAAGACTGGCGTTTGCTATGTCTACCTTGAGCGCATCAGATACAAAACCCGCTGCCGCGGTGCCATCCGATATCTGAACAAAAATCGGATTCCCGACTGCGTTTACATTACGGTCTTTTGATACAAGACCGGGGAATGAACCATCCGCCATTTTGTACCTCCTCTATTACCCTTTTTTACCAACAATTTTCGATTTCTTGGTTTCGAGCTCTGTAAGCTCTTTTTCCAACATAAGAATACGGGCTTCTAGGTCTACCAACTTGCCCTTGACCAAGTCCTCCATATCCTGCCGATGTCGTGCTATCCTGGATTTTCTTTCCTGGATTTGAACTTCTATCCATTTTCTCTCAATCTCTTGATTTGGACTTACTAGCCAATTACCCTCTACCGGAATGTCACCCATTATATCCCCAATATAGTTGCTTCAAAGTCTGCCGTATGTGTTGTGTAATAATGAATCACTTTCACGTCGACGACATCCCCTGTGGTTAATTGTAACGGTCTATTAAGTGCCAGATTCGCTTGCCGTGTTGGCCCTGAGCGAATAACAAATTGCAAAACCGTATTTACATAAATATTATATCTTGCATAATCTGTGCCGCTAGTAACAATATCTCCAATCGTAATCTCACCAGTTGAAGTGTATGAAGCGACTGTTGTTTCTATGGAGTTGGCAACTCCTGTGATGGCAGAAAATTTCAGAACATCTACCGGTAGAAGCCCGGCAGAAACTGGCGTTGTAAAAACATTTTCTTGTGCCATTACTGTGTTCCTAAAATATTTACTGTAATACTGGTTGCCGGACCCAACGTCAGTTGAGTCACGTTTATCCTAAAGTAATTCACAGGAAACAGCGTCGTACCTGAGTACAGGTTCTCGCCGTCTCCTAAAAGAGTCGTATGAACCATAATCTCAGAAAAATTTACTCCATCTAAAGAACCCTCTAAAGTGACAGCCCACAGGGTTGGTGTTCCTCCAACTCCAATAACCTGCATAGTGAACGACGACATTGGTTCTGAGCTGACGTCTGTAATATCAGATGGACCAGTCCCAGTTATTTCTGGAAGATTTACGCTTATATTAGGCGCAGTTCCAGCCTGGGCGATGCTTACAACGCCAGACCTGTTCTTCCAGAATCTATCGTAGTTCTTCGAGTTTTCAGCCATAAAGAGTTTTGCTTACATCCGCCTTCTTTTTCTTAGGAGCTACCCCAAGGCCTGTAATCTGAATCGAAACATCACGATACTTCTCTTGACCGCTTCTCTCATTTTCACTAACAGAAGTTACATTACCGACACCTTGGAGAACAACTTCTTGCCCGACTTTTGGCAAAGTTTTTATTCCAAGCTTCTCAAGCGTTTCATTGTTCAAGTGCAAGGTTAATCCATAAGGATACTTCGGCGCTTCCACCTCAGCAGGTTCATACTGCTTCTGGTCTTTCTTGGACAGCTTCATGTCCATTATTGGCATATCATCTGACATAGTTATCTCGCTATCTCGCCCTGCTCTGTCAAAATCTTCTGAACAAAACGCTTTGTCGGTTTATGTTTAATAACAGTTGTCCTGACAGGAACCTTCTTCGCTGGTTTCTTAATATTCTTTGGCGGAGGTCCTGAAACCATTTTCATTGGCATTGTTCTTCTCCTTTAAGTGATATTCTGACCGCTATCAGGCCAGATGTAAGTTGACGCGTTATTTTGATTCGTAATCGCCCCTTGTTCTCCATCACGGGCTCTAGTCCATTCAGCTAAAGGCTTTTCTTCATCCTGCTGCTCATTAACAGCTGTAGCCTGTGCTCTTGTAATCTCGAGCAAATACATTCTCATTATTTCATTTCTTAGCTTGAATGGGTCACCGCTGGTAAGTCTTGGAGCTGTATACACAGCAAGTCTAAACGACAGAGCCTGAACAAAGTCAGGAGTAAATCTTGACGCGTCAGTCTCATTGTATGTGTATTCCATACAAGCATTTCTTTGGTCTGTATAAATCAACCTTCCGGCATCGTCTCTGATAATCTTAAAAGGCACACGACTCTGTCTGTTGTCATTACGCAGACCGCTCCATATTCTTTTAAGTTTGATGCAATCGGTAGGATACCTGTAAGAGAAACCCCACTCGGTCGTAGGATTTTCTTCTACGAGATTCAAAGAAATGTTTACATTCGCAAAAGGCCAATGGAAATCACGAAGCGTAGCCTCAGTCGCTATAGTATAAAATCTGCGGCAAGCATTTGCTTCTTGCGAGTTCTCCGTCTGGATATTCGCAATCTCTTTTCCGATGCCCAGATGCGACAGCGAAAGATTTGCTATCTCCGTGGCTGTTGACATTCAACCCTCCTAAATACCAGATTCAGTGCTCTCCGTGCTTACAGGCTCAGCCTGTGATGTCGCCTCCGCTGCTTCTGGTCCTTTTGGTTTTGCTTTTTCTTTAACAGGCTTAGATGCCGGAGAAACACGCTCCATCCATCTTTCTGAAAACTGTTGTTCTGCTGAAATCGTAATTTCTCTCATCTGCCCAGTCGGTTTTCCGTCTTTGCCCTTAACTGCTCTCAATCTCTTGATAGGTTCAAGAGTGAAGACAGAACCTTCCGGTCTACGTTCATGGCCATAATAACCAAGTCTTGTAGCACGAACTTTCATATTAAAATCTCCCTATTTTTTTTAACGGTTTGGTACAGCCCCGGACTTTCGCCCAAGGGCCGTACCGAACCTATTTAAACTACGTGATTGTGTATCCCTTAGGATAATCAACCGTCTTCTGAATGAAGTTCAGAGGCACAAGGTGTGCGCTTACAGTCACTGTAGGGGATGTCCCTGCAAGAGTGTAGCGAACAGCCAAGTATCTCTCGGCTTCATCTAATCCACCAGGAGGCAGATTAATCGCAAAGATAAATCCTTGCACCAACAAATCGGCATTTTCAGCCGGTGCTGTCGGTGTGCCGGATTCAAATATCCTGCGACCAAGTAGCTTTCTAGCTGTCGTGATACCAGCGTCAGAAGCAACTTCGACATCGAACTGGTAATCTTCATCACCAGTTGTCTGGTCAGCAGTAACTTCGACGTTGAACACAACCGCCAAGGGCTCACCTGTACCAATGTTTCGGTCCACAGAGCCCAAATCAATCACATTCGTTGACAAAGCGGTAACTGTCAGCGCCTGTGAGTTCGAGAATTGACCTTGAGAATCAAGATACATTTTCGTCTCTCCTTTGTTTAGGACTCTGGGGTTAGACCAGTGCCTCGGTTTCGGTTAAGGCATCGCAAACGCGCACAGGGATGCCACGGAATGCATACTGAATCACTCCGTCAACATTTGCGAACGTAAGTCCACCACCAGAAATAACGTCAGTCCTGCGGAGCAGGTCTAACTCTTGGAAACAGGTTCTATTCATATAGAACACTGGGCGTCCCAAACGAACATTCGGGATGCGATGGATTGCGCGAATCATGAAGTCGATGATATCGACAGAACCCGCTTGGAGGTCTGAAATATCAATCGAACCAATTCGGACTACATAACGCCAGTCCTTTAGCGCAATACCGGTCTTCCATTGCCACCTGTCCTGATAGGCGCGCATACGGGTCCCAGCAATACCTGCTGTCGTCTCAACTGTAACTTCACCCATGTCTTCATGGATAAGTCCGGCCTTCGACCCCTTAGGGAAGATACCGTGAACAGTCTGTCCACCCCAAGTTACAAGCCAGATGGATGAGTTGTCGGCGCCAGAACCACCAGCGTCAAGAACGTTCGAACCATTGGTTGCAGTCGGGTCGGAATAGCGGACTGCCAAACCTGTAAACTCCTCAGGTGACACGCCAGCGTTTCCATAGAACATTGTTGAAGCCATTTCTTGATTCATAGCCTCAATGAACGCCTGAGCTTCAGACAATCTGAAAGCAGAGGTGTTACCGTTCAACATCGCAAGGTCTTTATCAACTTCTGACCATGCTTCTAACATTCCGCACGCCTCATCAATCTGAGCGGTCGTGCTCTTTGATGGCTGAATACCTTGGTTCAGCAATCTCCACGCGACGGTGGGTAATCCAGTTCTTACGGTTGTGCGATGTCCTGTAGGCAGATTGCCTTCAATCCATTGCATATCCATAAGCAACTCGTTGGTCTGACTCAAGAGTTCGACAATCGAAGGCACTTTGCCATTCGGGTCGAGTCTCTTGGCCCAATCAGCGAGTGTCAAGACATTCGTATTGAGTGTTGCCATTGGGTTTTACTCCTTTTTTTCTGAACCGCCATAAAATAGGTCGGCCATATCTTTGGTTTCTGCGGGGGTTTGAGAACCCGGGAGCACCAGTTGGTCTTCGCCCATAGCCTTCCCAATTCTAAGTACGAAACGAAATAGCTCAGGGTGATTTCCGAATCCAGTTGCGGAAAGCCCACTCGCAAATTCTTTCGTCCCATATCGGGTGATAACTCGCTTGGCAAGCTCAGCGTTCTTTCCGAACTCCTCGCCGCCAGTCTCCTTATCGGTTTTGGCCGTTTCCAACCATGCTACGGTTTCCTTCTCCCAACTCTCCTTTTGGCTCTCCGCATAAGAGCTTAAGGCCTTACTTTCACGGTCTAGCACCGCCTGTGCCGCTTTATTCGAAAGTCCCTGCTCCTTTGCAAAGGTAGCAGTCCTCTCTATGGCTTCCGCAGTTAGCAACGACCCTTCCGGCAATGTTAATTCATATTTTTCAGGTGGCCCACTAGGTCCAGTTGCGCCATCTGGTCCAGTTGCACCAGATTCTTTCGCACCTGACTCAGCAGCTCCAGATTCAGCTGCTCCAGATTCAGCTGCTCCAGAAGCCGCTGCTCCTGACTCACCTGCACCCGATGGACCTTGAGCACCTGATGGTCCGTCAAAAATTTTATCTGCCGTTTTCTGTTCATCTGTCTTGGAGTTTTGTGTATCTTCAGACATTATTTTCCTCCTGGTTTTCTCTGAGCATTTGTAAATACGCTTCTGGACACGCCTCATTTACGTCAGCCAAAAGTTGAAGGCCAATATTTCTCATGCCCTCATTGTAAAAGATTATATGTTCATCTGCGACACTTGTTTTGTACACCCCACAGATTCCTAAGTATCTCCAAAAGAATCTGCGTCCTCTTATATGACTCAACACAGCTCGGATATCATTAAGGCGCCTGTCCTCTTTTGATTCCTCTTTCTCTTTCGCCTTCTTAACCTGTTCCGGGTCAGCGGCGTTTTTTACCATACTATCTTGGGTCATGTAAGTACCATGTTCCATTCTTATCTTCCCAAATTGAGAACCAATTCTTCGGGTCGATAAAAATTATCTTTTTATTCAACTTCTTCACTTCTGACCTCCTGTTATTGCCGTCAAGGCATTAGGTCCTTCCAGTTCTGAGCCCGCCAAATTCTTGACAGACTTTGTTGCCGACTCCGCTAACTTAGCTGTTTGCTCAGCTTTTTCAGCCTGAGCGCGTCGCTCTCTTATAGCAGCGACTTCCTCGTCGGAGCGGATAACCGTAGGAGGAACGCCAACAGACATACCATGCTCATCAATGAGCTGGTCGTAGTTTACTTTATCAGCGACAGCAGGATTTCCGCTGGCTTTGACCATGCTTGCTGCGAAACCAGCAAACCGTTCAATGCCGCCGATACCAACAAGCTTCTGAGCTTGTGCCATTACGCTGATATATTCAACTTTCAATTCCTGACCTTCTAGCTCTTTAGGAGGAGGCGGTATTCTGCCTTGCTTCATATGAGCAGCAAAAGACAAATCAATAATCGGGTCAAGCGCATCCTGATTGAGCTGTTCGAGCACCGGTCCAAGAGCCAACAGTTTTTCCTCGTGCCTCTCATCAATCTCTCTGGCTGTTATCTCGCGTCTGTCAGATTGGGCAAGCATCAAGAAAAGGTCTTCAAAGAAAGCCCTTCGGATGGTTGCTCGAACATCCCTGATATCTTCCATGATTTCACGAATACGAGGGTCGATTTCATGCGCGGGCCTGAAACCTTTTTGACCTTCGCGTTCGTCAGTGAATGTAATGTCTCCAGGGAGAATCGAAGCGCGAGCGTTTTTAAGAGAGGTTGGTCCTGTCATTGGAGGATTAACCATCTTCTCAAGAGCTTGAGCTTTACGCTTCTGTTCCGTCTGAAGCTGTTTAACATCACCAAGTGCAGCCATTCCGGGACAATCGGTTCCGTAAACATCGAAACCGGCAACTTCCCATCTAGGCGCAACAACTGGGAACATATCATAACCTGACTGGCGCAAGAATTTATCGCCCTCAGCGTTCATGTAGTTCCCTGATTTTCCAGAGCCTTGATAACCTCGTTCATAATAAACACTTTCGTATTTTTTGAATTGAGGTCCAAATCTTCTGGGGTCAAAAAGCTGATTGGGTTGAATCACATGGCAAACGTCAATCCATGTTTCATAATCCCCACGGTCCCAATAATTTTTTACAACCGAGCTGAACACGGTCCAGTCAGGAGCTCCGCTTGGTGTAACCCTTCCAAATTTCTGGATAAGCTGACGAACTGTCATTCTAAAATCTCTAAAGAAAACATCAACTTCCAGCTTTGAATTATTGGCAATCATATATTGGCCAATAGGGAAAGGATATGTGCGAATAACATCATCAAAATCTTCTTCCATCAACATTGCCGCTGTTCCGAAACCACCCATGTCTCCGTACATAATAGGAAGGGAGTTGTACAGGTTCGAACGTAAAAATGAATTGGTCATAATCTGAGTGACTTCATATAACCAAGTTTCAACTGGTTTGTACTCCGCCAGCTGAGAATCATTTGTCGTTAAACGGAACCACGGTCGGGCAGGTGAAGTCACGCCGCTCATCATTCCCGCGCGTAACGTCCGTAGAGCGAGCGTACCTGTGGAATCAATAATTTTTTGATTCCTACGAGTTCCCGTATTGACATCCGTGGTGTAAAAACGAGAACGGTTCGGAAGCATGAAATCAGAAATATCACGCCAATGTGGGAGAAAGGTACTGCGCTCATTTTCGAGCTCAGTCCTTAAAATGTCTAATTGATTTCTCTTTGTCTGGCCACGGCCAGGTGCTACATAGAGTAAGTCACTCATATTAGAGTCCTAACAAAGTTTTTTTGGTTCCCTGCACCGGTTCCTCAACTCCTAGCGGTCCAGTTAAAATTGTATCTTGCCTACCGCCCGCACCAACGGCACGCGCTCTTTGTCTTTGTTTTGCTTTGTTTCGAACATCAATAGCAGTCGCTTCGCTTTCTTCATTTGCTGCGCGCTGCTCAGCTTCTTTTGCAAGAGCATCTTGTCTTGCTAGCTGCTGTGCACTTTGTTCTTCTGCTTTGTCGGCTGCTTTGTCTGCTTGAATAACTGAAGCGACAGTTCCTGCTGCCGATACTCCTCCTATAATCCAAGGCAATGCCGCTGCGGCTGCTCCTCCTGCTGGCATATCAATCTCCTTTTCTGCTAACTTCCTAGCAAAGTTTTTACGTCTCCAGAAACCTCATCCATCGCACCTGTAAGGACAGTGCTTCTTCCAGCCGCGCCAAGCCGAGCTCGTCTTTTCTGACGTATGCTGTCCGCGTCTCTTTTCGAAACTTTATCTTGAACAATTTTTGTTGGCGCTGATACCGCAGTTCTTACTGGCTCTGGAGGTGGAGAAGAATCTTGTCCGCCTGAAAATATACCACCCATTAGGTTATCTCCTTTGCATAAACATGGTCGGCAAGCCTAAATCCAAGTCGTTTAAGAAGCGAGCCGTAATTGAAGTTAAGTGATACCGAATAATAAATAACCGACGCGCCATCAGTTTTAAGTTGCTCATTACACCATTTAAGGAATGAGTAACCGAACCCACGATGTTCAGGTTTGATATATAAAATGTCTTGAAGGGCGAAAATATTTTTTTTGAAATGAAGGTGAGGGTAAAAGTGGAAAACGCAGAAGCCAATAATTTTATTTTCGAGTCTTGCGGTGTAAGCTCTGAGAGCTCCGAGTTTTTCCAACTGTTCATACCTATCGAACTCCGGGTCTAGTTTTAAGTTCGTATAATAACCAACCTCGCGCCGATAGCTCTCGAGTAGCGGTAAAACTTCTTGAAAGCAGGTATGAGCCTGCTCTCTTTGAAAGTATATCATATATTTTTTATCAAAATCAACTAAATCCTATCCGATGCAAAAGGGTCGTAATCATGCTTAAGCTGCGTTGTCGGTTGTACACCAGGAATTGACTCCATTTTACTTCTTTCAGGAGTTGCAAATGTCAACGCGAGTCCGTCGCCCAAGTCAGGAGAAAAACCAAGTCGCATCTTGATTTGACCTTTATCTTCTATTTGAAATTTCCCGTGGCTGTAAGTGTATGTCGGAGCCGTCAATTCCCGCACGAGTTCAGGAATGTTTGGCAACGCGCCGCCGGATTGAACCCACTTGGCCATCTCCATCCACATCTCCGCGCGCTTGTTAAAATATCTTGGGTCAACAGACTTTCCATTAAATTGCACTGCGACAGGGGAATGGCCAGCGGCTCTCATAACATCAACTGCGCCATGCGCCCATCCAACTGTGTCATCAAAAAATTCCATTTCACTTCCAAACTTGTTTTTCTCCATCATTGTACGATTCGCAATATCAACTGATGCTGCGGAGTCGCGAGCATGACGCATTGTTATCGGCATGAATGCTGCAAGACCTTGACGTGGAAAGATGACAGTTCGGTCATCACCAAAACGTGCGACATCAATTCCAAGTCTCTTTTGCGCCCAGCTGTAAATATCTTCTGTAAGATGCCGCTTCATCGCGGCGGTGACTTCTTCAACACCGAGGAGTGCATTGATTGAGGATGGAGGGAACTGCCCGAAAACGTTTACTAAAACCCACGGATTATCTTTTCCGTATTTCTCTATCTGTTCTCTAGCCCATTTGACAGATATTCTCGGAGCTCGCAGAGGGTCGTCGGGGTCGCCCGTGATTTCGACCGTATACCACAAATGTCTTTCCTGAGTACAAGCACGATAGAGCGGCCCTTCGAGGTGCGTTGGATTACCGGCGATAAGAATTTTGTGTTCCCCGCCAAGCGTTGCAAGACCGGCTTCAGCCGCTGCCATGACAGCGTCGGGAATACCACCGGCTTCATCGAGGATGAATAATAAATAATCAGCGTGTAAACCGGCAAGTGTGTTTGACTGCTGAGTTTGGTCTGCTGTCTTCGCCCACGTTCTCGCTGACATCCACCACGTTTCCGGATGCTCTTTCGAGGTGATACGCGTTTTCTGCCACTCGAACGCGGTTTTGAGGAACTGACTTTGGTTTTGCCACTTCGCCATTTCCGGCCATAAGTTATCTTCAAGGTTGTCCTTTGTGATACTCGTTGCCGCAATCTTAGGATGCGGACGCGTTGCTAAAAAGTTCCAAGCACACCATGCTAAGAGAGTAGTTTTCCCGGGACCCTTACAAGCTTTCATCGCTATGCGCTGATTGTGCGGAAAAATCTTCAGCACCTCAGCTTGCCAGGGGTCCGGCTCTACGTGTAATTCTTCTCTAACAAATGCACAAGGGTCTTCCCTCCATCGTCTTATATTAGCAATAGCTCTGGCGTTGACCATAACATACTCGTCCTCGGTATCTGTGAATAATGACAGGGACTATTTCCTCGTTCTCTTTCGGTGCCTCCGGATGCGTTAAGTCAATCACACCTACCCCTTCGCACGTCGGACACAATGCTTTCAGCACCGGTTTGCATCCGCACATACCTGACATATCCAGGCAGTGAAACTTCTCAGTGTTTACGGGGAATATGTGTATCACAATTTTCCTTTCGACAAATTAAACAACACAAACAATATCTGCAATGCGTTTCCTTCGTGCCGACTGTTCTTCGACAGTTCGGGCACCAAATCAGTTTTGACATACCGCAGTTACTATTGGCGGTGTGTATGGATAATAATACGGCGGCTCCAGCGGCGTCGGTATCTGATGAAATATCGGCACATACACAGGTCTCGCTTCCAAAGCAATAATTCGCGCTTCGAGTTCTTTAACTTTTGCTTCGAGTTCTTTCTTCGTCATGGGACACCTTCCTCAAGTCTCTTATTCGTTTCTTCTTTTTAGAATTACCCATCCATCTAAATTTAGTACACAACGTACACCGGACTTGTTTTCGCCTCAGGTTACTCATGTCTTTTGCTCCAACCCAAAGTTAGGACTCGTCGCAGACGTCGGCGTCGCACTTGGTTTCGGTATACACCGGACCGGGTCCGGCTTTATCTGCGGAGCTTGTTTCGTCGGGTCTTCCATGCTCTGTGCAACCATGTCTTCGAGTGAAACCTGCCCGGAGTGCTCAACCTGCTCTTTGAATAGTTTCAAATTCTTGCCTAGGAGTTCGAGCGCTCTAAGCTTGTCCCACATCTTGAGTCTCTTTGTTTCTCCTATTTTTATGCGATTGGAACCCTGCCCCTCCCAGTCCTCTTGCACTTCCACAGCCTGTACTGTGCGGGCTAAGGCTGCGGGCCATTGGCTCACGGGTAGCAGTGTGTTGTTGCTGTCGTAGGCGGCACGGATGTCGGCAAGGCCGATGTCTTTGAGCTCATTTAGGATGCTTTGGATAACCCACTCATTACGAGCTTGTAAGGCTTTGTCGTAGCGGGAGCTGCGGTCGGGGTCGGAGTAAATCCATTCGACGACTTGGGAGTAACGAATCTCTAAGAGCTGGCAGAGGTTAGGGAGCGCACCGCCAGAGGTGATGTGTTCTATGAGCTCTGGAAAAAAAGACTTACTTTGTATTTTTGTTAATGTCTTATCGTCCATGTTCAGAATTATATAATAAAAAAAATAAAAAAAATAGCGTTTTTAAAAAAGTGAAAACGTCAGGAAATTGGGATTATAATTATGGAGTAATTATTTAAGACGAACTGGTATAGGCGGGGGTCGAGTTGTATATAGGGTTTCTTTTTTAAGATTTTTTTGATGTGTGTGGCGTAGGAAAGGAAGTGGAAGGCAAAAGAAATCCCCCACGCTTACCACTCATAATAATAAACGCAGGGGACTGGACTACTACGAACTGTGTGTGATAGCTTTGATGTCTAAGCTAGGTATGATGTTGTTGCCTAACACCTGAAGCATGATAGCATTTGCCTCACCCATCTTCGTTGCCATCTGCAAGCGTGCTATCAGCTTGCTCTTAATGCTCTCGCTCGGTGCGTTCTGCTCGACAGCACTAAGCAAATCATTTAGCTTCTTCGCTTTGTAATCTGTCTGGTAGCCACCATTGTAATAACGTGAGCTTGACCTTGCTTCACCACCTTCATCAAGTCCAACATCTTCCAATGCCTTCTGAGCTTCGGCTAATACTGAACGTGCTGAATTTATTTTTCTGATGAGCTTGTCAAACTCAACTGACTTGCGATACTTCTTTAGCACGGCATCTTTTTCTTGCTGTTGCATTTTCCTGAACAGCGAGTCTTTGTTTGAGAACTCTTGTTCAATGATAGCTGTCAAAGACTTCTTGACATCTGCGGTGAGCCGTGCGTTTACATCTACTTCAAGGTTTGATAATTCTTTTGCGTAGTCCATTGTATTTCTCCTTTGGTTGGGATTTGTAATTAATACTCTGATGGGAGCAACATTACTCCATCAGTAAACCATATCTCTGCACTCTCCATAGGAAAGTCAGAGTATTCTATTACCTGCCGATACACTTCGTTGTCGTTGCCATCTTCGCACACAACAAGCCAAGCTTTTCCGCATTTGCTGAGCTTCCATACTTGAAAGCCCTCGTTGCGAACACCATTAAGGTACTGACAAGAACAAATGATGTCGAGTAGCCAGAAGCAACCTGCGTTGCTCGCTAGATACATGACACCATCTGTCAGCTTCGTACCATTAAGGTATTTGTAATAATGCTCTGTTCCTGTGAACTGAGCCAACTCTGATTGTGTAATCATTTATATCACCACCTTTCTGATATAAATTTTACACTATAACAGCGGTACTGTCAAGCTAGATAATTCTTTTTATCTTGTACCCCTCAAGTGCCTGTCTTAGCTCGAACTGCTTTCCGTGTCTGCGAGCGTATGCCATGACGCTTTGCTTCATGCTCAGCACGTTAAGGTTTTCTCTGTCCAAGACCATGCTCTCGCCGATATTAAGGACATGGACAGGGTATTTACAGGGTCTCCCGACAGCTTGTAGCTTGCGTTTTGGTTTGAGTTTTCGTTTCTCTCTCCACCAATATTTAGCGGTACATCTTGCACATCTGTCTGGTTTCGACATCTTGCGAGAAGCCCACTCATGTTTGCATCTTTTGCATCTATATATTTGCATTATTTACATTAACTCCTCTCGTTTTATAAAAAAAGCCCTTTCGTGAGCTTGAATAT